CGTGTGCTCTTCCGATCTGAGGTTCCCATTACCCCAAAAGTAATGGTTCCCTTTATCCGTGTTCCTGGTTGTATGTTTCTTACTCGCATATTTTCACCTGTTGAAGCTATTGGGAATACTTGATTCTTTCCAGATAGAAAATCAGCAGCCCCAGATGAATCGTAAGATTGAGCGTTCACAACCTGTAATGGAACACAAACATTTTCTGATGGGGCGTATGGTACGTTAGATAAATCAATACTTATTATTCCGCTTTCTTGAGACGAACCAATTCCAGACACTCTAACCTCGAAACTAACAGTTATAGTATTGCCATTTTTTTTGAAACTGCCAATTCTCTCTGAATAGGTTATGTCACTTTGTACTCCTTCAACTCTAATTGATGGGGTAAATGTTCCCGATCTATATTTATACTCAGGAGTGGTAACGATACCACCTCCTGAAGGTGATTTATATATATATTCATTTCCTTTCCATCTTACAAGTACATAACTTGTTGGATGCTCACCCCTAAATTGAACAACAGGAAGGAATCTTCCAGAAGAGAAAATGCTGTTTTCTATAATTATTATACTGTTATCGCCATTAATACTTATGTCTAATGAATTTGGATGATTATCGCTATAGCTATTCCAGTTTTCGATATAAACACTATTATTATCACCAACACTTAAAAGAGGGGATGCTTGATCAGGCGTTGGAACACCTTTATAACCTATGATATTTATTTTATTGTTATTAAGCATTGCTATCATAGAACCCTGTCCGTTATCAGAATTAGATGACAACTCGCTTCCACAACTAAGCATAGTTAATTCAACGCCAGCATTAAAAAAATACGCCCCTCTCTTTGCTCCATCTGATGTGCATGATATTAAAGAACTATATGTTAAATCGTTGAAGTAAAACGCCCCCCTGGTACCTTCCTCCCCATTTGATGAGCATCCCTCCCATCTCTGAGATGTTCCTCTATTGACAACAAAAGCACCTTTTGATACAGATATGTTTTTAAAATTGCTAACCCAAGCATCAGCAATAAAAATACCATTAAGGCAGTTTGCAATCTTTACATTCTCAACACTAAAATTTCCCCCCTGGAATATCCACAAACCGACACCATTTGGTGAGGAAATATCACCATAAAGAGATATATCCGTTATTTTAGTTTGTTGCGGATAGACTCCATCAACCCATGCTGGATCAATTGCAATAATTGCATCTCGCGTATCAGATGGTCTATCCTGATTTGATAATGTTATTGTAGAATTACCAGTTTTAGATATAACCCTCCTCGGTTTTGATGCCGTACCTATCATGCCTATGCCAAAGCCAATACCACTCAAATTGTAATGTGATGGTATTAATAAAGCATCAGTGATATTAATAGAGCTTATAAGCACTGATGAACTTGTTGTGGAAAGTATTGACCTTAATTCCTCGCCTGTCATTGTTGGATTTATCTCATCAAGATAGTTTCCAACAGTTGTATTTCTATATCCTACTTGAAATGCGCCACTCTCACTATTGAGAATAAGTTTAAACTGATCAGGGTCATACTTCAGCACATTTGGGAAGTTGAACTGCAGAGAACCATATGCATCGTACACAGCCATAGAATGGCCTTGCACAGTTACGAATTTGGCAATCTGTCCGTTATATACCGGATATCCAGCAGCGTTAATGATGATTGGTTGTGAAACAGGAACGTGAGAACCGTCTTCGTTTTCCACATAAACCTGAATCTGGTTTTCAGGATTTACCGGGTCAGTGTCAATTTTACCGATATAAATTTTACCATTGGCTACGGCTTTAAAAGAACGCGCCATAGTGAAGAGTTGCGATGGCATTGATACGATCACATTGGCTGTAATGTCTGTCATTTAATTTGCTCCAGATACAAGGAATCGCCGCAGCATGGCTACGGTGAGTATTTGTTTGCTTTTTGCACTACACTTTTTGTGTAGTGCTATCTCTCAAGGCCATAGCCGCTGAGTAGCTACGGTGAATTTTGGGCATAAAAAAACCCAGCCGAAGCTGGGTCGTTGCGTTGGTTATCTGTCAGTAGTTATGTACTGAAGGAGGTAATTCTTTATTCTTAAGTCTCATCCATGCGGAAAGATTCGCTGGTCCATCTGGCTCATTGATATCAACATCTCGTGTATGGTTGATTAAAACATCTCTCGCCATTCCGATAACATACGAGAACTCATGACCGTAGTCGTAGCATCTGCCGGAATAGTTCGATTGAATTTGTTTTAATGCCGGATACAGTTCGCGGAATAATGCCTGTGAACGGTTAGCATAATCCCATAGCCATACAAGGCTGTTTGCTTCTTTTGCAGAAAGCTCGTTGGTTTTCTTCTCTTGTTTGCCGATGAACTCACCTTCAAGTGGAACTCGAGCTGCAAGTGATAGTGCTTCGGTAAACTGCTCCTCACTGATTTCTTTGTACGAACATCCAAAATGGGATTTTAGTGACGACCACATGGTGATCATCGCCTTCGCCTGTTTTTCTTTTGGCAGAGACTGACCGCGACTCATGACGAGTTGTTTAATGGCTTCCTGCTGTTCAGTGGTGATTTTACCCGGCAACGCCTTTTTAGCTTTGCGTGGGTTAACTACATGGCCTTTAGTCCAGTACTCGTATAGCACATCGTCACACTCTTCCTGATACTGGATTACCTTGTCGCGGATTTCAGGGCGGACTTTGTTTGGACTGATGGTTTGCAGCCAGCCAGCAAGTTTGCGAAGTGCCAAACAAATAATCTCACGGCACTGTTCATCACCAGGAAGCTGCATTGTGATTTTCACAATGGAGGTTTTAAACCGTTGCTTTATTTTCGTAAACTGTGAAGCCCAATCCATACCCATACCTTCAACGATAGGTTTCATTGGGGTGTACGGCTCACCGTTGTGATTGACGACATAAAGCTCTGCGCCGTGGAATGGCACGTTGATAGTAGATACTGCTGTTGCTATACTTTTCATGTCAGTTTTTCCTCAAAATTTACTGGCGATTTAAGCCCGGGCTACTCGCAATAGCTTGGGCTTTACTCATTCTGGACAAACAATTCCATCCTTAGCTACTGACTCCTTTAGTCTCCTCAATACCTCATTACTGAACGACCGATCATCCTTTTTCGCGGACTGCTCCAAAGCCTTTTCCAGCCATTCTGGCATCCTTAATGTCTTAACTTTCATTTTTGCTCCTTTGTATGTGGTACGCATACATAGTATTTAGGTACGCATTGATAGTCAATAGATACCTACATATCCTGTGGTAAAAAATTATTCAGGATGCGCCGATGTCTGATCGTAAGTACAAAAACCCTCAAGTGAATCTGAGGCTTCCTGTAGAGATAAAGGAACGTCTTATTGAACTGGCTGAGGCTAATTCTCGTTCATTAAATGCTGAGATGGTCGCAGCACTTGAAGCATGGACCGAAAAAAACAAACACATTCAAGCACTAGATCTTGCAACTATAGCATCGCGACTGATAGAGCTTGAGCATGATGTTGAGAAGTTAAAATGTATGCATGGCAATGGTGAAAAATGAAACGTATCGCTATCCTATTGCTCCTGTGTCTCTCGAGCATAGCTAACGCAGAAACAAAATCAGACGATAGCAGTTTTGATGAAATACAAGGCCTCATGATAGCTTCTAAAATGGCTGGTATGTGTGGTGCAATCAAACAAATGGCAATATTCCAAGAATCTACAAACATGCCAGGTGGGAATGAATTCTTACAGAGATTCCTTACTACAGAGCAAGCAAGGCTTGGGATGACTCCGCAGGAATTTCTTGAAGCATGTCAGAAATCAATCTCTATTTATACCACCTATTACAATATGAGTTCTGAGAAAAAATAGACAATGATTTCAACAGCTTCCGCGTCCCTGAGTAATTCTGTTGCGGATTTGCTTCTTGCGGTGGTTTAAGCTGGAGAGCTTGGCTTCTGCTTCTGATATTTGCGCATCTAGATCTTTAAGCTCAAGATCTGAAAGTCGCTGGTCAAGCAGGGTTTGGTTTAACTCAATGTTGTTCAGACGTTCTTCTATAGTCATAACTTTCATCCTATAACTATTTGGAATTAAAATGAAAAATATATTAATTGGTTTCGTTTTTGGTGCAGCCTGCGCCGCCAGCATTAGCGTCATCGCCGCTCAGATTGTTGGTGGTAACTCATATCTAATGGGCTATGACGTCATGATAAATGGAGAGGTTGTTTGCTCAGACCCTTATGTATGGACGTCGACAAAAGAAATAGAATGTGACTAATACCATCCTGATGGCTGGTTAATTTCGTCATGCACAAAACTAAGGAGAGTTAATTATATGAAAAAATCACTGTTAATTATCCCGCTTCTGCTGGCTGGGTGCGCAAAAGTAAGCGACTATCAGGCAAGTTGCGAGCAACGCTATCCAAAGCTTAGCGATATGGCTAATTGCCTTGATGCCAGCGTGAAGAACGACTCACGCATGGCATCAGCACCAACACCTAAGCTGTATGTCCTTGCTGCGAAGATGCTCGGACAAGGTGTCGATGAGGGTAAGATAAGTGACGCGCAGGCAAGACTTGAGCTTCAGAATCTTTATGTTCAATTACAAAACCAAGAACAAGCCCAACAAATAGCGCAAAGCCAAGCATTTCAGCAGGCTTTATTGAATTATCAGGCTGTAAACACAATGCAAGCGATCGAGCAAAAAGCGAGACAGCCTGTTATAACTCAACCTTACCCAACGCGTGTTGACACCTATACAAACTGCAATTCAGGATTTGGAAATACCGTCACATGCAACAGTAGCAGCAACATTAGATAAAGCTATTCATATTCATTCATACCGCTTAACGAGGCGACAATACCAGCTCTCGACAAGCGATTGAATTCATCGCTACCAATAGCATCGCGTATTGCTTTTACGGCGGCTTTATTTGCCATAAATCTGCGTTCCGCCGCCGCTAATGCTTCTTTACTTCCGCCAGCTCTTACTGCTTTCGTGGCTTCCTGAACTGCTTTCTCTATCGCATATCGACCGCTACGCGTGGTGGCAATTTTAGATACAGCACCTTTTAACCCGGCGCCAACTAAAGCACCTGCGGCAGCACCTGCAATGCCCCCTCCTGCTCCACCAACAATGGCACCTGATGTTGAGTTGGCAATTGCATTTAACACTGTTGATGTGACGTTGGATAAACCGGCATCCAGATCGCGTAGTACATTGGCAGTTCTCCCTGTTCTTTCAATATACTGCTGAGGTTTCACTGCTGCTCTTGCAAGAGTGCCATATGCATCTGCAATTCTTCCAAGCTCTGAGGAATATCGGCTAATGGCTTTTACATTTTGTGGAGTGAGTATCTCTGCGATATGGTTAATTCCTGCTGCATCAGCTTTGCCACCACGTACACCATGCGAGATAGCATCTTGCAACATTGATGATATAGCAGGAACACGCTCTGATTCTGGCAGCGCGCGGATCATAGAATGGAATCCAGCAGGACCATTAAGACCTTTAGCTGACGATGATTGAAGAGATTTTACTCCATTCGTAATCAGTGCATCTGTTGCCAAATCACGCCCGAAAACAGACTCTGCACTCTCTTGTGCTGATAACCTCGCTTTAGACAGATAATTAGCTTTTTGCCAGTCATCAAGAAATCCGCCGTTTTCCGCCATTGTGCGCATATCATCAGTAATTGCCCGGCGTATTTCCCCTGCTCTCCTTGCCGCATTTGCCTCTCCGCTACGCTTATATTTTTGCTCCGCATCAGCAAATTTCGCTCTCCATGCTTTCATGCCATCAAATGTTACTCCACCTTGATTGTTTGCCTGAACAAACTGTTTCATTTCAGGAGTAAGCGGTATGCCAGCAGATCGCTCTGCCTGAATAACGGCATTACCATTTAGCATTCTTGCTTTTTGATTTGGCATCGTTGACCGCACGTCATCCCATGCCGCGCGCTCGGCATCCTTCATCTGATCAAGATTTTGAAGAATCCTTTGTTTTATAGCCGCACTTTTTTCTGATGCAGTTCCAGATGCGGCCCCAAATTCATCAAGGTTTCGACTTAACTTTGATGATATTTCGTTAAATGCTGCCTGATGGGCGTCCTGAACAATTCCTGGTGTTGATGCCAATGCGCCTTCGGCTTGTGCAATTCCACGACTTCCAGATCGCATTCCTGGTGTTAATGCGTTTATATCAATTCCAGCAGACTCAGCCGCTTTTGCTACATCTTCGGACACATTAGCGGCCTGACTGGCAATTGACTGACGCCCAGCACCTGACTTTGCCATCCTGGAAACATCATTAGCAGAATTCAGTGCTGCACCACCAAGAGCCTGTGAAACCCTTGGCGCAATAACGCGCCCGACACCTGAAAGAACGCCTTGAGCACCAATATTGATACCACCGTTAATGGCAGCATTTTGTGCAAAGTCGCCCTCCTGATTTGCAGCATCAGCAAGTGAACCTGCAATCATGTTTCCTGCGGAACCGATATCTCCAGCGAGCTTTGCTGGCGCTCCAGCAGCTTTTGCCGCTGTGCCAATTGGCAGGAGATACCCACCAATTGTTTCTCCAGCTTGCGCCCAACGGTCTGTCGGTCGATCGACAGGGCGATAAACATCATCCAAAACCTTGGGGCCACCAAGCCCCTGGCTGATTGCATTAATCAGACTTGCGCCACCCTGCAATACGTCAAATGGTATGTTTACCAGACCACGACCAGCCTGTTCTGCAATTTGCCCTGCACTTTGACCACCAGTGAGCCAGTCAGTGGCTTTTCCTACCAGAGATTGTTCTTCTGGCTGCGATTGGTTTTGAGTGGATTGATCACCAGAAGACAGCATCTGAGCAATGCGACGTGCTCCCTCAGTATCACCGGCAGCATCAGCATTCCTTAACGCCGTCATCAACTGTTCGCGACTATAGGCCATTACTGCCCTCCGAGATATTTATTAATCAAGTCATCATCAGAAAGCTGCTGTTGAGACGGTTGTATGTCCTTCCCGTATTTCTGTTGCATACGTTTCTGAGCCATCTCAGTGGTTTTTATGATTGTTTTGATAGCTGCTCTGGCTGATTTTTCAGACTGATTTGGGGACAAACTACCAATAGCATCCATTACCTTTTGCCCCTCGGCATTACTTAAAGCCCCCATCCCTTTCATCTGCTGAATGCCAGATAAGAATCCCTGAGATTTCAGTGTGTCAACCAGAGTTTCTGTATCAGCAGCCTCTGTTCCTGGAATGAATCTACTCGATAGTGGGTTTAGGTTTGTTCCGAAATATCCCGTGAATCCTGGGCTATTAAGAACTTTTGTAGCCGTCTCTATCGTTCTGGAGAGATTATCCATTCCAGAGTTGTACGCATCGGCCTTATCTCGCTTTGCCTGCTCCATAGCTTGCTGATTCTGCAATCTCTTGTCCTGCAATTCAGCAAGTTTTAAGGCATTAGTTTCATTTGCGATGAGTCTGTCGTATTTCTTGTCCTCTAATTCCATCCGACGAAGATTGACATTTTGTTGCGCAATATTGTTGCTTGCCCACCCTCTGGCATTTGTCATGTCATTATTACGGATTGTTTCGTTAATTCTTTGCTGCTCCTGCTGGCGACCAACCATCTTGTCCTGAACATTGAAGTAATCAATCGGACCAAGCGCGGCCATTCCAAGGTGATCAACAAACTCACCAAATCCTGAAGGATTCTGCTGATACATCTGAGCAACGTTGTTAGGGTCAACACCGACGCGATTCAGTTCCTTGGCGTTGTTTTGCAGCCATGATTTCATTGCTTCTGGAGACGATGACGCAAGGCGTGCGCCAGCCGCTAAGGTGCCGATAGAATTACGCTGGTCTTCGTCTGCCCACTTCATACCAGACTGAATCTTCTCTAATTGACCCGGATATTTGGTCATCAGATCTCGAACCTGCTGTCGATCACCTGACTGGATGGCTGCCGCATATTCTTTTTGGAATGCAGCATCCGCTTCCTGTTGCTTTGCGGCTTGATATGTTTGAGCGACACTACCAAGCCCCTGCAACGCCTGAAGGCCGATGTTATTGCGACCTGAGCGCTCCATTTCGTTGTTCTGGCGAATATAGGCCAACGCCTCACTTACATCACTTGCCTTTGGCGCATTTGAGTTTTGCCCACCGATACCAGCAAGAAAACCGCCTGAGTTGATTCCTTGTTGCCAAGTAGCCATATTCCCACCTTAAAACAATGATCCAAGACCGCCGATAACACCGCCAGCAAGAGCACCAATACCAGTCCCAATAACAGGAACTGCACTACCAATCATTGCACCTGATGCGGCCCCACCAATGGCACCTGTAGCAAAACTCTGTAGGCCTGAAGGCTTATTCGCATTTGCTGCCGCTGCTGCCGCCTGCTGTTGATACAATTGGCTGACGTTGTTAGCGTAGTTCTGTCCGGCGTTTGCCTGACCGGTAAGAGCACCAAGGCCGATATTTGCCAGATTGTTGTAGTTGTTCATCTGACCTGACAGCCAGTTTTGACCGAGTGTAGGTGCGATTGCTGCCAACTGGTTTCCTGTTGCTGTAGAGCCTAATCCACCCGTTGCCTCTGCTGCTGCCAGACTCTGATAGCGCGCCTGCCCTGCAAGGTCTTTATACTGCTGGGAGTTGTAATACTGGTTAAGCGCCTGACCTTGCCCCTGAAGAGAGGAAAGATTCTGCAACTCTGATACGTACTGTTGAGCGAGTGGCGTGAACGGTGCTAGGTTTTGCATGTTCGTTTGCCACATTTCACGCTGCAATTCGATACCCTTTTCAGTTGCGCGTGCCTGGGCTTTTGAACCGCCATCACTGCCGCCTTTGCAGTAAACAGCTTTGCTGAGGTGCTTATTGGCAATCTGGAAAATTAACATTCTTTAGCTCCTCGTATTTTGAGCGCGGTAACTGATAAATCGTGATGCCTACAGGCTTTCCATTGCTGGTATAAGCATCATCAAGGTGACCAACACGGGTAGCGCCAAGCAAACGGATAATTGCCCGTCCGTATTTGGTGGTGTCAGGAACCATGGTGATGCTGTTAAGAAATGGTGAGTTTTCGAGAAGCCATTTGCAGAATAATCGATGCCCTTGCAGTGCATATTCGCCACGGAATCCGGGGTCGTACACAGCATGGCATTCAACAACGCTATGCCAGAAGTTACGCACTTCATGAACTCCAGCCAGCACTAATCCTTCGTAGATGCCGAGATATACCGCATCAGTCTTGATGTAGTATTTATCTCCAATGTCTACGATATTTCCCGTGTTTGCCGGGTTGTTGAGGAATTCTGCAAGCTTCACCGGATTATCGATGAGCTTTATTTCCATCACTGCTCCGCAATGATTTTGATTGTTGTGGCAGTAAACGCCGCACCATTTGACTGAATGGTTAACGTACTGCCATTTGTGGCAAGAAAGCCGTCTTTATCCACGCTGAAGAACGTAGCTAACAGGATGTTGTCGGTTGTTGTCGCCGCATTACGACTGCTGACCAACGTGTCAGGAACAGAGCCGGAAAAGGTTAGCTGCATTGACCTGTTGGCTGTTCCGCTGGGCCACGTCCCAACGATCGACAGCTTGAAGAACAAGGTTTTGTTCTCGTTGAACACAACCATCTTGTTGTTAACAGTGTCGAAGAATGGTGCCAACGAGCCGGATGACGGCGTGAGCGTTTTCAGCAGGCTAACAAGGTTGGTCGGCGCTGTCGGGATGGTTACAGATACGCCAGAGTAAACAACCTCTGACTTCTTGCGAGTAGTTGCATACTCCAGAGCATCGATGCGCGTTTCATGGTCTGAAACCTGCGATTCCAGCGACTGAACTCTGGTATCAAGCGACGCAATATCGCTTTCATTCTGAGCGATTCGTGTTTCATGGTCCTGAAGAGTTGATTCTGCCTGGCTGATTCGCTCCTCATGATTAACAAGCGTTGCTTCCGCAGCAGAAATTCGCTGCTCATGGTCAGCGAGAATCACATCCTGCTCATCGTTCCTTACCTGCGCGTCATAAGCGCCCTGACCAGCCTGATTTGCCTTCCCGGCAATTGCGCCTACATCAGCCCCCTGATTAATGACATACAGCAGGTAAGACTGGCTGAATATATTGCGTGGCAAAATTGAAGCATCAAGGCGCGTAGCCTGAACCGCTACAGGATTATTCAGTGATGAATCCGCCATTACTCAATCCTTATCTGAGCGCCAGACAGAGTTACAGGTGACTTCGTGATAACGCGAAGTTTGAAGCCGACATTTTTCCTGATGCGCCCTACTCGCTTCCACAAAACACGCTTGTCGTAAACGAACGGTTCATTCTGCTCAATCATCTGCTCACGTCCGTAATTTATGCCGTCAGTGGTTGCAGAGAGGAACAGGCGGTCGGCGTACTGCGCAACGCCAGTTGACGATTCAACCTCAAGGTCGAAAACTCTGGCGTTATCTGCTTTGAATAGTGGAGTAAACAGCAGGTGTTCCTGCTGCTTGTCGTACTGGCTGCTGATATCGAACTGCAATTCCCCGGTCACGGACTCCAGCTTATCGCCGCACGTTATCTGATTGCCTTCGTAAATGAAGTCGATAGCGCGGTACACATCGTCATACAGGCCTGTTTTCAATACACACCATTGCGGACCATTGGCGCTTGAAGATGCGTCGTATACGAGTACATGGCGCGGAAGGTGGATAATCAGCAACTCATGAGCATCAAATCGCAGCGATTCCATCACGCCATCAGCCAGTTCATCAGCAGTGTAGGAGCGGAGGATTTTCTCAATGCTCGCGCTGGCGATTGGTGATACCTGACCGGAACCGATGATGTACACAGAAGGCGCACCTGTTGCCGGATTGCTGATGAACGCATACGAATCAGCAAACGGCGTTTTGCAGTAAGTCCCGGCAATGCCTTTCTGCACCATCAGTGATGGCTGTGCGACATACAAAGCAGCACCAACGGTGGTTGCACCAGTCAGGGAGAAATATTCAATCGTCGATGAACCAAAGCAGACGATGAAGTCTCGCCATGTTCCGATGCCGATGATGCCGTCAGGCTGAGACTCAGCACGATATTGTGCGCTGTATCGGTCAGGATGCGATTCGTCTTCAAGGTCAGTGATAAACCATGAATCAGTACCGTCTTTTGACCATGCATAACGCCCACGTAAGCGTGTAATGTCGCGGACTGAACCTAACTCATACTGCGTGAATCCGCTGTCTGTAGGCCAGTTTGAGACGGTTTTAACCGTGCCATCATAACGATACTCGACCAGTTGACCATTAACGCCTACAGCCTGAGATGTTCGACCATGCGCCATTGATACGCGACCACTTCCGGAGACGTCACCGACTTCGCTTTCGCCTTTGTAAAGCTTCCCACCACACACGCGATAAACAGCACTCTGCGCCATGTTGTACTCGACGCCGCGAGATACACCGTTCACATCAGAGCGTTTGGCAATGCCCGGGAATGAGCGAAGATATCCGCTGCTGTTGAGGATTTCTTTGGGTGTAGCCAACATATTCACTGGCAGATAGTCGATATAGTCGGCGTTTCGGAAGTCTTTGCCGACACCTTTCATAAGCGGAAGTTGCTGAATCGGCATTTATTCACCTCACGTACTCGGATCATCTTTCTCGATGTAAAACCGATTCCACGTAAACGCGCTTTTGTTACCACTACCGCGAGGCATGTCATTTCGCCGCTCAAGTGGTGGTATTTTGGTTAAAGCGATGCAAATTGTCTGGTATGCACTGTCAGCAGCGGTAAGGAGAGCGTCTGACGGCTGAATGACGTTATCCATGCACACTTGCACAGCGAGTTTCAAGGCGACGCCATCATTTGCCCATGCAGGGATACCTGAATCATCGTCAGGTAACGGCATGATGCCGTTTTCTGTATCAGCAAACTGATATCCAAGCTCGATACCTTTAGCCTGCCATGCTGCCATCATGTCTTCGAGGTCATTAATGGCATCTTCAATTGCCTGAGGGTCAGCATCTGTCAACGTGGCATTGGAATACAGCCCGGCTTTTCGTAAAGCCTTAAGAACGAGATCACCCTTCGTTTTCGCCATCTTCTTCCGCCTTAGCCACTTTATGCTTCGTTGCGGTTTCTTCAGGAGTTTTTACCCAGCCTTTTTTCAGGTGAGATTTAACTTCTTCGTCATCAACAATGATGTAATCGACAGCAAACTGACCGCAGGTGATCATGTTGCCAGGCTTATAGAGCATTGTTCGTGCCATTGTCTTCTCCCAATAAAAATGGGGCCGAAGCCCCACCAAAATTACTGCCCGGCAATAACGATGCCCGTATATTCAGGAACCAGTACAGAGCAACCGTACAGAGTGGTGAAACGCGCAGTGGTTACACCTTTGATGTGGTCGAAGGCGTAAGACATGATCAGCGTAGCGCCCTGCTCGGTGGTTGCTGTCATTACCTGTGGACCCTGACCAGTCGGGAACGCCAGTTTGCCGTACATCAGCTCAACAGAACCATCAGCCCAGAACAGGTTAGCAGGTGCTGCGTTCTTGTTGAGAATGGTGATTGCTGCTGATGCTGCCGGCTTGGCATCGACGTTTGCATATGGACGACTCGCAACATCGGCATTTTCAACAGGGAGAATCTTTGGAGAGATTGTTACGGTAGTTCCGCTAACAGCCAGAACACGGAATACCTGCGGTTGCCCGGTGGTATCTTTTGTGATCTGGTGTACGGAATTCACACCGGCAATGGTGAACGCATCACCAACCTGCAAGCCAGATGCAGATACCGTAATAGTCCCCTGTCGGTTATCAACTGGCATACCATTTGAATCTTTCGCTTCAACCTTGTGTTCAGGTTGGCCTGATACCGTCAAGGATTCAGCGCTTCCTTTCGGTAATCGACCAGAAATATCGGTCTTGTAGCTATCAAAGGAAGCAACCGGAGGGATCTGCGCTTTTTCGTATGCTGTCAGGGTTGCGCCCTGAGCATAGGCACGGTGACCAAGCTCGCCAGCAAGATCTTTGTAGTTGAAGGGGTTCCAGAAAGAGCGACGGTTGATACCCTGAGGTACACCAATCGCCGTCATGGTGGCATCAATGCCTGCCGCACAGTTCCACAAATCACGACCCTGTGTACCTGTGGTTGAGTCAGCCATCGTGATCACGTTAGTAGCACGCTGCGTGACCATGGAAATCAGGTCAGAGTCAATCTGTGCAGCAAGGCGCATACCTGCGGCGCGACCAGCTTCAGTTTTATGTTCCGGGTCACGCATTTCACGCGCATCCAGAGTGTACAGAATGTTTTTCGGCTCCTTGAACACAGAAGGAACAAGGCGCTGAACCAGTGCTGTTGGCGTTTTGCCGCTGAGGTCTAGGCCTTCCTCAATGTTCATGTGGTAATGCTGCGGACGATACAGAACATCACCTGCTCGCTGCATTGCTGTATCACCGGGACGGAATTTTTTAGCGTTACGGGAAACTACGCAGGCGGCCTCAAAGCCTTCAACGTAGTTTTCGAACATGATTTCAAGGTCTTTTGCTAATTGGTTAGTCATGCTTAATGCTCCGATAGGTTATTTTTTTGCCTTTTTAGCGGCGAAATACGGCGTCCAGTCACCAGTTTCCAGCGCCTTGGCTTTCAGTTTGTCGAGGTTATTGATTACTGTGCCGTTGCTCCCCTTAACTGTCGGGGTTGTGGCTGCCGTGGTTTTTGCTTTTGGCATGATTCTGGCCTTCGATTCGATACGTTCCAGCAGACGACCAATTGCTACGGGGTTGGTAGCTTCTGCCAGTTGCTTGCGCAGTTCAGCGTTGCGACCGAGCGCCAGAACAACGATTTCCGGCTTCTCTGACTCAAACAGGATCGCGTTTTGTGTCTCGATGGGGATTTCCTCGAGTACGGCCTGCTCAGCTTCCTGATAGCCAGGAACTTTGAGAGCCTTAACACGTTGCTGATATTTGGATAATCGCTCTTGATAGGCAGCCTGAAGCTCCTGCTCCTTCTGCTTGCGAGCCATCTCCTGTTGCTGGTACTTGCCGTTATCCTCTGCCCACTTAGCCATGCGTTGCTGGTAGATTTCTTCATCGAAACCGATGTCCTCATCATCCAGTTTTGGCATTCGCGGTGGTTGAGTGATTACCGGCTGCTGCTCGACGGGTTTCTGAGACTGACGCATCAGCTCTTTCAGCTCGCGATCTTTCTCTTTAATCGTCTTGCGCAGGTGTTTTACCAGTCCATGCTCTGCGCTATCTTCGCTGGTTGGCGAATCCAGCTTTTCGTCACCAAAGTAGAATTCCTGTTCTGATTCGTCGTCATCAGTTTCAGTAGCTTCCTCTGCATCATTGCCAGAGGACTCACTGCCATCTTCTGTTTCGACTTCTTCAGCCAGTTCGACATCATCAGGAATCTGCTCTGACGCGTCGGTTTCGATTTCAACTTCTGGTGTGTTTTCTGCCATCTGGTCCATTTGTTACCCCTGTTTACTCGATGTTCAGCCCATCGGAAGGCAATAGGGTGCCAGGCCTCATAAAGACAGCCATTGCACGTTATGGGTTAATTACTGCTGTGGTTGTTGCCGGGTTGATTTTTGCAGGATGCTGCTGATGTCCATGCGCTGCGCATGGCCCTGTGCCTGACTTTTCAGGACAAGCTCTGCATCAGCACGGGCATTGTCTCCTTGCTGTTGCTGGAACTGTCCGAGCAGTTTCAGAGCCTCGCGGATATCAGATTTCTGCTGGCTATCGGCAGATGCGAGTATTTTCACAACATTTGCCGCTGCAACCTGAGCATCAGTCTGTGCCTGGAATGCTTTAACCTGAATGGCTGCCTGTTCGTTCTGCGCTTTCTGCAATTCAGCCTGACCAGCAAGAAGCTGACCTTGCGCTGCAACCATAGCCGGATCTGGCTGACTGGCCTGTTGTTGTTTCGCCTGTTCAACCATCTGCTGCTCTTCAGGCGTTCTCGGCTTGATAACGCCAGACAGAAGCAACTGATTGCGGTTGTATTCTTTCAGGTCGTCCATCCCTTCGCCGTCCATATTGTCGAGAATCATCGACGATACAAGGTCGTGCTTCGGAGTTCCTGGTGGGATAAGTGCCAGCATGGAAAGTAACGACTTAACCGTTGCATCACGGCGAGTAGCGAACGACTGGCCAACATCGACAGTCACTTCATAGTTACCCTGCGAAAGGTCATTAAGCGCGATAACCTGCCCTGTCTGACGGTCAACCACTTCACCAGTCATCAGCGCCACGTCATCGCTGCCGTCCTCATTAACGATACGCATCGGCGTATCACTGCCATAGACTTCACGAGCCATAGAAAGCCACACGACGCCAGCACGGCGCATGGATTTAGCCATGTTGTCCATGTAGATATAGGACTGCGTGTCCATCCGGTTAAAGATGCTATCAACGGTATCGGTAGCGACGTTGCTCGGCATGTTCTCAAGCTGCGACGCACCTGTAATTTGCTGAATAGCCGTTCCGGTGTACTGCAATAGCCCGGCAAGAGCAGGAGGCATTTGTGTCGGAGGTGTCCAGCCAGCAACCTGAGCCTCTGAAATGACCGTTCCGTTTTTGTCCTTCTTGCTGGTCATGGGAAGAACTGCAGGTCTTTTCTTATTCCTCTCTGCCCAGTGATTCATTAATGGGCCGGGAATGAAATCAACATCCACGATAGGAATGCCATCACCGCCAGCCTGAGTAGCGTTATCTGCAATCATGGAAACCATCAGGTTCTCAAGACGCTGTGCATCCATCGCTTTTGCTGCGTGGCCTTCGATTCGCTCCTGATTATCAACAAATGAGCGACGCCCATATACCGGGATGAGAGGAATATGTTCACCCGGAATACGCTTCGGTTCTTCCAGCCATTCAGCGCCAGACAGAAGACCGCAATAAACTCTGCGTTTCTTCACTGTCCTCTCACCGATCAGCTCGAATGCACCATCGGTTAGCTCGTCAACAATATCTTTGATTTGCTCTTCATCATAGATTGCCGTTTCTCCGCTAACAGGGTTACGCCATGCTGTGAGCTTCACCTTCTCTATGCGAACTTCGTAGTAGCGTCCAACATAGATGGCATCAGGCGTTGACCAGTCATATTGAGTGCCAGTGTCATCACGAGAAAGGCTTGCCGCGATGGAATCAGGGTATTCAGCCTCGAACGCTTTAGGCGTCATGGAGAACATTTCCATAGCCCACATAGCATCAGAGCGGTCATATTGCTTGCTGTCCTGATCGAAGAAGACGCATGTCGCTGGGTCGTAAACAGGAAGAAGGCTGATGCGGCGCTGCTCGTTACTCGGATCCATTTCATCTTCGTAATCGGCACACATGCGGAAACAACCGAATCCGCCCGTTACAGCATCATCAAATGCGTTATCACACGCTTCACCACCGGATGTTTCCTGATAGTCAGCGCGGAATTTGCCGTTCATCTTTTCGGCTAACGCTTCCGATGCCTTGTCATCCTTCGGCCTGAATTTAACGCTGATGCGATTCTGTCGATACTCGCCAATGATGCGATCACATTCACGGGCAATCTTATTCAGTTCAAAACGCGGGTAATGCTCAAACCTGCCCTCATCAAACGAGTAACCAGCGTTTGTGCTACCTTCCCACTGTGCGCCGGACACCCTGACGAAACGTTGAGCCTCAATAATCTGCTCACGCATATCCTGCGTTGCTGACCAGGCATTATCAAAGTTGCACAGCACCTTGCGATGCCAGTCAGCCATCTTTTTTTCTGCCATATCAACCTACACCACAAGGAATTGAGTAACTGGAATAGTCGGGTTGCGCAGCCGACTCCGGGCAATGCATACACATCATCAGCGCATCAGCCAGGTTAGGAGATGGAATACCGAGCTTCTGCTTCATTTCGACCTTAGTCATTAGCTCCAGCTTCCCGTTGTTATTGAATTTGCGCTGAATCTGCGTCAGTTCTGCAAACAGCTTCTCCAGCATCTTCTCGCCTATCGCTTCTTTGTCGAAACTCAGCATGTCGTCGGGGTCTGCATACTCACCGTAGACAACCGCCCGATATGTCAGATACAGCCTGTCAGCCAGCGCGTAATAGAATTGCGCTCGCTTATTGCGGAACACATCGCCAATAGTGCGAACGTTGTCGCCCTGTACGACTTCATCAGCCCATGCTCCGGCCTGATACGGAGCATCTTCATCGAATGGCGATTCGCTGCCCTTGAACATCGTGGCGGTGATTTTCTTGCCGGAGAACGCTTCCGTTGTCTGTCTGCGTAGCCCAGCACCAACACCATCACCATCCCACAGGTAGTGGTCAGCGCCGTCTTCAATCGCCAGCGAAGTAGCCCAGTCAGCACCCTCGTTGATGTCCATCAGCAGACCTTCGGCAATGCGCTTAACTACCGAACCGTGACGCGATGCATAACCTTTAGCATCTGGTCCTGTATCTGACGGGTCATGCGCAGAGACAACAGCGCCTTTCGCTTTCCATCCGAGTTTCTTGTGCGCATCGGTTGCGGCTTCAAGCCATTCACGTTTGATGATTGCCATATCACTTGCGCTTACTGGCTCACCAAGCCAGATGTGACGATACAGTGTCGGATTTCTGCGTTTACACTCTTCCATCTCCAGACGGAGAACTTCAGGAAAGTGCGGGTTGTCGGTGTAGTTCACCGTCAGCAGACAAATATCATCAGGAGGGTTTACGACGAATCGCTGATAGGTATCGTCGAGGATGTTTTTCGGGTTGAAGCTTACCCATATTTCAGAGAACGGCTTACGGATGGTTGGTATCAGAATATCCCACGATTCCTTCGTTACCGCTTCCGCTTCCTCCACCCAGCAGATATCAATACCTTCGAGCGATTTAATTTTTGTCGGGTTGTTTTTTATGCCGTAGAACATGAATTCAGCATTCGTTCCGAGATGACGGATCATTGAACGCTGAATTTCAAACTCAGCCGAATACCCTTCACGCTCGATGGTATCTTCAAGCAAACGGATTACCGAATCGCTGATACTGTTTTGCAGTTCACGAGCGCAGAGAATACGCACCGGCTGCCGGCGCGCCGCTTCAACAAGCAGCCTCGCAATTGCCCATGACTTACCGCTACCTCGACCGCCTTTGGCGACTTTGTAGCGATGCGCCTCAATGAACGGTTCAAAGATAGGATTAATCGAGGTCATTTTCCGAATAGAGTACTCATCGGTGATGTTTCAATCTGGATTGCGCCGCCGTCTTTGCCTGTTAGTTCGTGATCAACCTTGTCGCGCCATTTATCCTTCTGTCGGTTCTTAAGCCAGAAGATGGCGGCGGTTGTATCAGGCGGGTAATACTTCTCAAGCGGAGTTTCGACAATTCTGTTTTCAATAACACGAATATCGATGTCTGGAGCCACGAAGCCCATAGCGCGTTGATAAAGACGGTCACTAACTTCTGCATCAGCAACGGCCTTACCCTTTTTTATGGACTCCGAAAACTCAGGATAATCAAGCTTCCACTTGTTAATAGTTGACTCACTGACTTCGAAGAAATCAGCAAGCTCTGCATCGGTGTAGCCCAGCAAGCACAGTTTGCGTGCCTGTTCGGCGTACGCCTCTTGATACTTTGTTGGGCGCGCCATGTTTATGCTCCGGTAGTAAACAGGTCTAACGCTTCCTTCGATTTACGTACCGCTTCGATTGTGCGGGTCGTGATATCTGAATTAGCGCCGCCTGACTGGAAGTGAATTTTGAATAGCTCAAGCTTCAACTCGTCAGTGCCGATGAATTGAAATGCTTCTTCTGCGGCTGCGTTCTGGTTCATGACCAGTTTGTAAATCTCTAACTGGAATTTCTGTTCTTCAGTCATGGGAATAATCTCTGCCATTGTTGGCTCAGTTTATCCGTTAAAAGGGATATCAGTTAAGTTATCCCGTGTAGGGTATAAGCCATTATCAAAGCCACTCTGTAGGGAATGGCTTTTGTGATGGCATCACTTACTCTTTACGCTGCTATCCCACTCATCCCGGAATTTTGATGGGTTATTGAAACCTTCTGCTGACATAACAACTCCTTCAATGTTTGGCTGGAAATAGGATGTCTTTCCATCAGTCCGCCACCACAAAGAATCTTTTTGCCATAAGGCTGGAGGTTCATCTTTCAGTGGCTGCCAGTGTTATTTCCCCACTTACTGGCTTGGGTTGTTTCGCTGTACTGCCGTAACTGGTTTCCCAGAATAAATTCTGGTTTCATTATCAAGCCCACCCGTAGATAGGCTTTGTAATGACTTACCCCAGCTTTGCTCGCACCAGCGCATCTTTAGCTTCGAGCAGCTTGCGGAGACCTGCTGACTTTTCAGCACTGTCCGGCAGTGATTCATCCATCAGTGTCGCAAGGTCACCGATTGGCTTACTTACTTCCTGCAGATGCGCAGGGAGGTGTTGATAAGCGAAATACTTCATGATTGGAGATGACATTATTTACCCTCGGGTAGTAAAAGCCTCGCTATTACGAGGCTATGATTGTTCATTTCAGGCACTGCGTGTTGATGTATTCCTGCAGCGCTCTCAGTGATGTTTGGTCGCTGATGATTCCGGATCTGATACCGAGAACGTTTCGTCCAGCAACTGGAGAGAGTTCGACGGTGGCATCATTGCCCATGCCGGAGGCGCTGGAGGTTTCGGCTGAGGATGGCACAGGGCATTTTCCTTTGACGAGCACCCGGCCACCATTATCAAGCTTGCGCCGAAGAGCATCATTTTCAGCTTTCGCATCAGCTAACTCCTTCGTGTATTTAGCATCGAGTGCATCAGCATCAAGCTGGCGCTGTTGCATGTCAGTAATGGTGGCGTTCGCCAGCTTCAGTTCTCTGGTGTTTTTGTCGCGCTGGGCTTTGTAGGTAATGGCATTATCACGGTAATGATTAACAGCCCATGACAGGCAGACGATGATGCAGATAACCAGAGCGGAGATAATCGCGGTTACTCTGCTCATACCTCAATCTCTCTGACTGTTCCGCCAGCTTCTTTGAATTTTGCAATCAGGCTGTCAGCCTTATGCTCGAACTGACCATAACCAGCGCCCGGCAGTGAAGCCCAGATATTGCTGCAACGGTCGATAGCCTGACGGATATCACCGCGATCAATCATCGGTAAAGCGCCACGCTCTTTAATCTGTTGCAGTGCCACAGCGTCCTGGCTTTTCGGAGAGAAGTCTTTCAGGCCAAGCTGCTTACGATAGGCATCCCACCAACGGGAAAGAAGCTGGTAGCGTCCGGCGGCTGTTGATTTGAGTTTGGGGTTTAGCGTGACAAGTTTGCGAGGGTGATCGGAGTAATCAGTGAATAGCTCTCCGCCAACAATGACGTCATAACCATGATTTCTGGTTTTCTGACGTCCGTTATCAGTTCCCTCTGACCACGCCAGCATATCGAGGAACGCCTTACGTTGATTATTGATTTCCACCATCTTCTACTCCGGCTTTTTTAGCAGCGAAGCGTTTGATAAGCGAACCTATCGAGTCAGTACCGATGTAGCCGATGAACACGCTCGTTATATAAGCGAGATTGCTACTTAGTCCGGCGAAGTCGAGAAGGTCACGAATGAACCAGGCGATAATGGCGCACATCGTTGCGTCGATTACTGTTTTTGTAAACGCACCGCCATTATATCTGCCGCGAAGGTACGCCATTGCAAACGCAAGGATTGCCCCGATGCCTTGTTCCTTTGCCGCGAGAATGGCGGCTAACAGGTCATGTTTTTCTGGCATCTTCATGTCTTACCCCCAATAAGGGGATTTGCTCTATTTAATTAGGAATAAGGTCGATTACTGATAGAACAAATCCAGGCTACTGTGTTTAGTAATCAGATTTGTTCGTGACCGATATGCACGGGCAAAACGGCAGGAGGTTGTTAGCGCGACCTCCTGCCACCCGCTTTCACGAAGATCATGTGTAGAAGGCCGCAGCGTAACTATCACTGATGAATTCAGGATAGCCAGTGGCTACGGCTCAGTTTGGATTGTGGCGACCGGTGCTGATCTCCGGTTTGCTGCAACTGCCTACAGCGGGCTACGTGGCCACACCGAATCCAGCGAAAGATTCTTGCCCTTACACATCAGCCTGTGCATTCACCACAACGATAAGAGCACTGAGCGGCACCTTTCACCAATTCCGCGAGGTCTGCGGGTTCAATGCTCTTACCTGTTATGCAAACAAAAAAGCCACCGTTGCAACTTAAGAGTCACTAACGGCAGCTTATGCGAATAGTGTTGCTCATTTGCTCAATGATGTCAACACGTTCTATGCTACATGTTTAATTTTCTCTACACGTTTCCGGTTTTTAAACGCACTATCCAGAACCGGGTAAATCATAAACAACGAAGCATTGAGGATTTCGTCAACTTCCCGGCGACAGGTTGCGAGCGATGGTTTTTGAATACGCCCGCCGCCCCGGCATAACATCTTGCGAGGTCTTGCGACACGATGATAGTAAGATGCAATGGCATGCTTGGAAGATCCATGAGCGTAGTAGCTGAGGAGGATGCCAAAGGCTTTCTTGTCAATGTACATGACGGAATCGACGACCTGAGAAATCAACATTCCATCATCATCATTACACATTGGCCTTGTCATAACTCTTCCCGGCTCTACGCTCTCCATGAACTTCGCTATTACGCTGCTCATGCGCTTTTCCAGGCGGCCTGAATAAACCCATGCGCCCCACAGTTCAAGCCAGCCATTCAGCCAATCGTGCTGTTCTTTGGTGAGGTTTAGTTCTCTTATGCTCATCGTCTTCCCCTCTTGCCCTGTTTGACCATCAGGACGCCGTTAACTATTACGTGACGCTCGCCTTTGCTGCCTCGGTTGTACTTGAGCACTGTTCCTCTTGCGCAGGAAAGCATCCTTGCCACTTCGGTCTGATTGCCTCGTGTCTGGATAAGAAGCTCTGGTATCGTTTGAATTGTGGCGTTCATGCGTTCTCCAGTTCGGTGATTTTTATTCCAAGCCTTCCGCCTGGTTCTTTCACGCCACGAATTACGCGAATGTCATCGAATTGCTCGTCGTCTTCCGCAAATCCGGCGTGGATAAGGGAGTCGAGTAAACCTTTCAGGATGTTGTCGAGGTCGCGGCGGCGGGAGTCTGGAACGTCTGCGATGACTTTGATGCGGAGTCGTGATTTGGTGAAAATGTCTAACTTAAGTTGGCGGATGATTTGCTGAACGTCTTTTCGGTATTTCTGGCCTTTATCGCTGATGTAGTATTGGCTTCCCCGTCTTCGCCAGTAGGTGTTCAGCGACGGTGGGTACGGAAGTGTGAATCTGTATTCTGCCATTTATCCTCTCCCATGATTATGGTGATACCCCAATCGTGATTCCGCCAATTTTCTGGCATTAACGGCTAGAGATATGTCATCGTATAATCCAAGAAATATCTTTTTATTATCACTGTTTATATATGCGCCCCACTTTTTATTCTTCTTATAGTAGGCAACCCCCATTACTCCAGAGCGATTATTAATAGGCTTTTTTCTGTTCCTTGAGTTCTGTTTATCATCTACAACGCGCAAATTGCATATTCTGTTATCGCTTTTAACTCCATTTATGTGGTCAATTTCCCCATCAGGTTCACTTCCATAAAAGGATATCCATGCGATTCTATGAGCTCGACAAACTTTTTTATTTACAGATATACGAACGTATCCTTTTTCATCTATAGAACCAGCAATCTTACCGGCATATGTTGAATTCCAGCACTCTCTTACACTTTCTCTTCTCTTGTATATAAACAAACCTGTTTCGCTATTATATTCATACAATTCATTGATTTCTTTTTGTGTTGGATATCTTTTACCGTTCATGACTTAATCTTCCCCTCCTTCAGCAGTATCGCCTGCGTCCTGATCACGCCTTCGAGGTGGTAAAGTCTGGCGTCTTTGTTGTCGAGAATCATTGTGCGTCGGTCGATCTCCGCGTGGCAGTCACTACAAGCCCATGCGCCGATCAGGTCGTCAGGCTTCATTCCCGTTCCGCAAATTCCAGCCATCCGGTAATGTGCCAGAACTGTAGTTTCATGGTTGCCATTGCATAAGCCGTAAATACGTACCTGGCATTCTCTGCCGCGCGCTTCTTTGCGTAGGTTAGCCATTATGGTTCACTCCAGTAATTCTCAATTGCAGCAGCCATTCTCTGCATCCACTCAGCCAGCTTTAACGCGGCTTCTCTTTCAGAACCACATTTAGGGAAATCCTTCATTTCCATGCTGGCCTTATATGTTCTGAATGCCAGGTCTCCGGTAATAATCAACTCCTGATCAAGCACCGAGCGTTTATTCCGGTGTTGAACGTAATAGACAGATTCAGTCCGCATTTCTTCTCTGTCTTTTTTGAAGGAAATAAGCTCAGAGAAATCACTCATCGTCTTCTTCCTCGTACATTGAGCTATTCGGATCGCTCATCAGTTCTGCGCAGCAGTGCTCACACACGTGAACTTCCAGCACATGCAGCTTCTGACCGCAGTTAGCGCACGTTAAAGCCCGCTCGACGCTTTCTTGTTCGTAACTTCGATTTGGGTCAATCACCTTGTTTTCCTCGCACGTTCTCTAAGCTGTCAACGACGGATGAAAAGTGATCCACTTATATCTCCACCAACGGCCCAATATTGATCCACCGTTT